AAGACTATAAATTGTGTTGAAACCACTATAATTATGTGCAACTCCAAAACCATAAGTATTTTCAGTATTACTTCCTCTATGTTGTATTTCAAATGTTTTTGCCCCACTTATTGTAAATCGTGTTGATAGGTGAGAAATGCCAGATTGGGAATCACCACCACCTTGATACATAGACAAACTAACAGCAACAAGACTTGCATCTGTTATGTTTTGTAATTTTATTAAATGTCTTTCACTTTTATATGCCGTACATTTTGCTGT